CGGTCGTTACACCGTGATCGTGTAATTCTTCGCGTAGGGCTTAGAGTTCTGGAAATGTCTCACCGGGATCAGGTGTGCGGACACCGTCACGCCCGTGGTCCCTGAGACGTTGTTGAATTTCAGCCCGACATACCGCTTGGTCACTGACCCTTGCGGAATCGGCACCGCAAACGTGTAGCCGGCCGCGAGCGTCGCTTCCGCCGGGAAGACCGACGCCAGAATGTCCGGAGACGACAGGTCGGCGTTCGCCGACTGAATCGCCTGGAATTCGTAGGCCCCGCCTCCGGTCGCCGCCACTTCCACGTTCACCGCAATGCACATCGGCTCACCGGAGCCGATGTCGTTCTTCGGCGTCGGATTCCCGCAATCAATCGTGTTTGTCGACACGGCGTCGATGGTGAACGCCTGCGAGTCCGACAGTTGGTTCTGTTTATCGAGAATCATGGTCGAGTCCTTTCGTTGTACTGGTCCTAGTACTAGCTCAACGCGCCAACTTAGACGACGCGCGCTTCGGTCTCCAGGATGGAGTCGACAATCCGGATCGGAATGCCACGGAACGAGTAGACCCGCTTCCCGTCCACATTGTCGTAGGTGATGCCTCCACCAACCTGCACCGCATCGAATCGCTGCACGTCGAGCGCGGCAAACACGCTCCGGTTCATATAGAAGACCGGTTTCCCGAGGCCCTGCGTCGGCGGCACATGCGTCGCCGTCGCCATGAGCTTCAGTAGGTCCGCCGCGGAGACTTGCGCGACCATGTTCGACACATCGATGTTCGCGATCCGAACCACGTACCGCCAGTCCTTGAGCGCAATCCCGGCCTTCCACTGCCAGCGCTCTTGATACGCGCGCATACGCTCCGTCCCAATGCCGTTCGCGCCCTGGACCGTCTGAATCCCGAAATCATTGTGCTGCAATCCGGCCTTGCTGCCCTTCGGCACGAGCCCAAAGACCGAATTTTCACCCCAGAACACCAACCAGATCGACGTATTGTCGTTTCCGGTTCCGCCGCCATCGATCACGTTCGCGCCGTTCGTGGCGCCGGACTTGGTCGCGTACCGCGGTGCCAGCCCCATGAACTCTTCAGGCGCCGTTCCGCTGTTCCCGTAGATCAAGGTCTGTTGCATTTCCTGGTTCATCGCCTCCAGGAACGCCATGCCTTCGGACAACCGGTTCGCATTGATATCGCCACCCAGCTTCGCCACTTCCTCTTCAACCTCTGACCAGGCCTCGAGAATGCCGGTCTTCTCTTCGATTTGTGCCGTGGTGGACTTACTCGGCGTCACACCCTGGTTCAGTAAGCGCCACGTCACCGACGGGAGCCCGGTCCGGACCGTAATCCGGTGCCCGGTATCCTGGTTCCCTTCACGCCACACCATGTCGGCCAGCATCTCGTTCGATTGCGCCAACAGTTCGACAATGGACGTGGTCCGTTTGCCGTTCGGATCGGTCCGCTTCGCCAGATCCAAGAGGCTCATTACCGTTGTATTGATGGTCGTCATCGTCTATCCCTTTCGCTCAGTCCCCGCCGTACAGCACGTCCGCAATCCGCTGCTCTTTGCGCGCGGCCGGCCCTCCGGACTGCCGCGCCGTCGACACAGTCGGCACGTCTTTCCCGACGGGTTGCTGTTCCAGTTGTTTTTTGAATTCCGCGAAGAGTTTTGGCTTCGCGGCTTCCAGAATCTTTTCTTCCCACTTGCGCGGGTCTTCGCCGAATTTCTCCATGAACGCTTCACGCGCCAGGATCCGCATCGCCGCGACCGGCGGTTGCGGATGCTCGGAGACCTCGACCAGCAGATGCTTTTTCTCGGGCCGACTTGTCAGTGCCACCCATGGGGCATCCTTCCCGCCAAATATCGCCTGCTCGACTTCGTCCGCCCCGAAGTCCTGATCCGCAATCGCTCGCGACGCCTCCACTCGGGCTTCGAACGCGAGTTTTTTCCGAATCTGCTCGTCGGACGGCTTCGGCGGCTCCTTCCAGGTGCCTTCGATCCGCGCTTTCAACTCCTCGATCTGTGCCGTTTGATCCTCGAGCTTGCGCTCGAGCTCGGCCTTCTCCTTCCCCAATCGACGCGCCGCGGCCGTCTGCGCCTTCAGCTGCTCGTCTTTCGGGTCAGGCTTCTCCTCCGTCTTCCCTTCAGCCTTCGCCACAGGCTCTTGTTTGGCATCCGCCGGGGGAGTCGCATCGGCCTTGTTGGCCGGAGCGAGGTCCGTGTCCTGCTTCTGCGCGGGCTCGGTCGTCGACACCACAGACGTGTCCGCAGCTTGCGCGGGCTCCGTGGCGTAGAGCACGTCGGCAATCGACGGCTCAACGGGGGAATCCGCCTGCGCGGGGGTCTGTTCCACAACAGTACTCATGCAGCTTCTCCTTCAGGTTCAGATTGTTCCGGCGCCCCGCCTTGGGGCTTGCCTTTGTCACGAATCTTTTGCATTTCCATCCGGCCCTGTACCGCGGTCTGTAACGCCTGGAAATCGATCTTCCCGCGCTCCACCTGGCTTCGCGTACCTTCCTTAACTTGCGCGATCGCCATTTCCGCTTCGATCTTCTGCACGAAGGCCGGGTCCTCGCTCTGCTGAATAAACACCTGCGCCAATTCCTGGCTCTGAAACGCCGTCATGGCGATGTACGCCTTCATCTCCGGCGTGAATTCCTTCCAGTCCATGGCAATCGTCATCTTCGGCCGCTCCGGTTGCGGCTGGGATTGCTCATCGATCATCTTCATCAGGCCTTCTTTGTCCCGGAGCTCGGTCAACTGAATGCCAAGCTTCATGTAGGCCGGGCCCAACGGCGCCAGCGCCGGGATCGCCTGGAGCAGCATTTCCGCCTGTTGCTCACGCAGGACCGTGAAGTCTTTCGTCTCGGTAATGACGAGATCGTAGAGCCGTTCCTTGAGGGCCTTGATATGGTTCTTCGTAATCTGAACGGTACGCGGCGCGTTCGGATCATCGGTGATCTGAAACGCCATCTCTTCGGTCAACCACTGCTTCGCGTATTCGTAGGAGAGCCGCGCCTTCATGTACCGCGACCGACGCAGGTTGTTCTGCATCGGGAGCACAATCAGGTTGCCCATGGCCTGCTTTTTCGCGATCCCCAGCCCGCTCCGGACCTCCGACGGCATCCCCATCGACTCGTTACCCTGGCCCGACACCCGGCGAATGGCGTCCTTATCTTCCTGGAGCAGCGCGAGCTGGGCCTGGCCCATGTCCAGATTGTCGCGGAACAGAATCCGGTTACCCGAGACGGCGCCTTCCTTGACCTCGAGGAACCCATCCGGCTTCGCGTGCTCGGTCTGCAACAGCTCGGCATCGTCGAAGGAATTTTCTTCCGCGACAATCTGCCTGTTCGTCAGCAGCGCCAGTGCTTTGCTTTCCCGCTTGTTGATCGATTCGACGATCGGCACCAGCCGGCTTGCGAGGGCCAGCGGCGCGCCGTTTTTCTTCAGCCCCGAATAGAACGGCACATAAGGGAACCGGTTCGTTTCGTGCGGCGAGACGTCATGATGGATGAGGATATTCCCGAGAATGACGCCGACATACATCCGTTCTTTCCACACCGGCTCGGCGTAGATCCCGTCGGAGCCTTTCAGGTCCTTCAAAATCGCTTTCGCTTCGTCGTTGTCGACGGGCACCGGCACGGCGAGCACGCCATCATCCTTGAAAATGTAGTAGAGTTTGACCTTGCGCTTGTACCAGACCTCGAACGGCCGCACGCGTCGACGCTGCCCGTTTCCGGAGAGCACCGGCCCGCCAGTCGGCAAGTTCTGCATGTAGGTGTCATTCAACAGCGACGGGTCGACCGCTGATCCACCGAAAAACTCCAGCCCGTTCGAAACGGTCAAATTCCGGAGTTCGTCTTCCTTGTCCGGCCAGCGCTCAATGGCGTCCTCAACGTCCATCCATGCGCCTTCGCAGATGTACTTCGCATCTTCGTTCGGGTCATACCGCTGGGAGTAGGGATCTTTGAAAATCGTAAAGGGATTACGGCTCTTGAACTTCTCGCATGGCTGCCCGAGCTCGTTGCGCTCGATCCATGCCTTGATCCAGCCCACCCCACCGACCAGCCCGTCCCAGGTCTGGTCTTGTTCCTCGAACTCAGCGAGG